TCAGGGCATGTCACGGTCGCCGGTGATGGCGGCGTAGATCTCGAGCAGGAGCAGGACCGAGATCAGAGCGGCGCATTCGAACGCCCATCGGATCCGGCTCATCGGCTGGCTGTGGCCTTGATGGCGCTGGCTCCGATGATCGCGCCGATGAACAGGGTGACGGCATTGATGCTGGTGGACAATTGGTTGGCCAATGCGCCCCAACCCCATACGGGTCCCAGTGCCGCGATGAGCACGGAGAGCGCGGGGAGCACGAGCACGGCCAGCCATTTCAGGATGTCATACATCTTGCTCGGGATGAGCCAGTCGGGCACGTTGTCGCCGTTCAAGTCGGATTTGGTGGCCTTGTGGTCGGCGACGCCGGGAGTGTTCATCGGCTGCAGGTCGCCTTCGGTCTCATCGAGAGTGGTCTCCTGTGCTCCCATGTCAGTTTTCCTCCTTGGAATCGGTGGTGGTTTCGATGTTCTTGGCCTGGTTGGTCAGCGTGATGCTCAGGTTCGCGAGCGCGGCGTTGACCGAGGTCTTGACCGCATTGGTGATGGTTTCAGGGTCGGCTCCCGCGTTTTTGGCGATGGCCTCGAGGGCCTTGGTCTGCGCGGTCTCATAGGCGAGAGTCTTGGCCTGCACCAAATCGGTGATCTGCTGGGCGCGCATCCACCATGGGGCTCCCTTGCTGGCATGCATCAACGGCACTCCAGCGGCTTCCAATACCTTCATCTGGTCGGGATGACTCAGTCCGGTCAAACCGGTTTCCGGGCTCCAGTAGTAGACGAGTCCGGTGTCGTCGTTGCGGATCATGAGAGCGCAGCTCATATCGATATCCTCCTGTTGTGTTGTGTTGTTGGTGGTGGTTGGCGCTGACGCGCCGTTGGTCATGTGGTCGTACCATTGCTGGGCTCGGGCCATGTATGCGGCGTTCTGCGAGCCGGCCAACGAGGCCGGGCACTGGGTGGAGCTGAAACGGCTGTGCGGGAACACGTTGACCATCCACGTGGGCCTTCCCAAGCCATAGTGCTTGCAGATCGCGGCGGTCAGATGCGCACCGTTGTCCAACGTGGCGTCACTGACCATCCATGGGCTGCTGCTGATGTCGGCGTGCTCGATGCTGATGTAGTCGAGGTTCGCGTTCCAATCGCCACACGCCCACGCGGTGTCCGCATCCCACACATGTTGGCTGATTCTGCCGTCGGCGGCGACCTGATAGTGCGCGCTGGCCTGTCGGGTCTGCCACACGTTGTAGATCTGCCGTGCGTCCAGGTTGCCCGCGTTGTGATGCAGCACGACGCCCTTGACCGCATGGCCCGCTCGACCGGGCGTGTAATGAGTGGTGAGAATCAGGTTCTCGTCAGCCTCGAGGGTCTCCCAATTTTTCATAAGGGTTCCTTTCTATCGCTGGTAGGTCCAGTCGGATGCGTTCTCGCGGCGTACGTAGTCGTGTTTCAACGCCTCGTAGCGTGCATGCCCGTATCCGTTGCCGCCCAGATCGATGTATTCCTTGCCGGCCTCCAACTGGCGTTCGTGCTGGGTTCGACTGCCGGTGTGGTTGAACAGTTCCAGCCGGAGCACGTCCAATCGCAGTTCCCTGCGGTCGCGTTCCGACGATTCCAGCCGCTCGTAGTCGCGATCCAACTTGGACTGCAGGTCGCGTATCGTGCTCGAATCCGCCAACGCTGCGTCGAGCTCGTCGCGGGTGATGGTCATGTCCCGCTTGCTGACTCGTTCCAGCACCCATGCGGTGATGGTTCCGGTGGCTCCACTACCTATCACGGCGGTGACTATCACCACCCATACCGGAATCGTCTCAGTCATAGGCTCATGGCCTCCTCCTTCTGATTGACTCCCTTGAAACCCACACGATGTTCCGCGCGGAATGGCCGCGCGGCGTGTGGGTTTTCCAGGAGGCTGAAATGTTGTTGAACGAATATTGGGCGCAGTGCTATTGGCCTACATGCCAACGCTTGCGCGAGTGCACACGAGTCGGCTATGAGAGCGCATGGCACCGGCACATCCAACCCGCGCTCGGTGGTATCGAACTAGGCGAGTTAACGGCTCCACGCATCCAAGCGTGGCTTGATTCGATACCCACAGCCGGCGCTGCGCGCAAGGCATGGGCGGTGCTCCGTCAGATGCTGCGCTCGGCGGTCCGGCTCGCCCTGTTGGACGTTGATATCACCGGCAGGGTCACGCCACCGAGGCCCTCCGGTTATGAGCCACAGGTACTCGACATCAAACAAGTGCGTCAACTATTGCAGGGCTTCCACGGGCATGAGCTCGAGGCTTGGCTAATCTGCAGCGTCTGCCTTGGCCTACGCACCGAAGAGGCGTTGGGCCTCGAATGGGGTGATTTGAACCTCAACACCGGCAAGGTACGGATCCAACGCGGCGTGCAGTGGGTGGGCGGCCATGAGGTCATCGTGGAACCAAAGACCGAATTGAGTCGTCGTACCGTCGTATTGCCGCGCTTCGCGGTACTGCGATTGCGTGACATCAGGCCACGCGAGGGCGGCCGTCTCGTCGGCTCGTTGAATCCGGGGCAAGTGGCCAGACGATACCGGTCATGGTGTGCCGCACACGATCTACCCTATGTGCCGCGCCGTAATCTGCGCCACAGTTGGGCCAGCACCGCGTTGGGCGCTGGAGTCGACGTGGCCGTGGTCAGCCGGGCATTGGGCCACTCCAGTATCGCGACCACGGCCCGATACTATCTGCGCCCTGACAGCGAGGTCCTGCGCGAAGCCCAACGATTATGGGAGCGTGCGCTCATACGCTAACGGGTTTCACTAACCCCGGCCGCGCCGCAGACGTTCCGATGGACCGACCTGGCCGCATCGGGTAACCCCCAGCTGGTGATCGTGGCCTGCGCCGTAGGGAAGTTCGTGTACTGCTGGTGCACGTGCACCGGCAATCTGACCAGCCTCAGCCCCGGACGTGACGACAAGATCGGGCCTCTGCCCGAGGAACTGCGGCCCGCCGATACCTTCCCGGACATCGACGAGTGGTATCTGGTGTCCGCGCCGACGGAGTCGGTGAGCGTGAGCCGAGACGGCTACATCCACTTCCGTACGTCCAGCCAATCCAGTTCCAGCACCAGCCGGTACCCGCGCGGCCACGCCGTGTGGCTCCGATAGGGGTTTCACTATCCCAGCCGTTGTTCCAGACCGGCACGGTGAACCTCGTCAAGGGCGGTGTCGGCGGCGGCAAGACCTGGTGGACGAACATCACGTTCCCCAAGCCGTACAAGATGGCGCCGATGGTATGGACCAACAGCACGGACGTGGCGTTGCTCTCTGAGGCGCAGGACATCACCGCGATCGGCTTCCGGTTCGGCGTACGCAACGTCGACTCGAACGCCACGCAGAAGGACATGTTCCCCAGGTGGTTCGCCTACGGCGAGCTCGTCTAACCGAACGTGACGCCGTCGGGGATGGGCAGTGTGCGCGGCGTGTGCAGGCAGCGGTCGCCATTCGACAGGCCGCCGACGACCGTGACGGTGCCGTTTGTGTTCCACGTGCCCTGCTTGCCGTAGCTGCGCCCTGGATCGCCCACAGGCACGACAGGGCGACTGCCTTGGACGGCTTCACGCCCGAAGCGTACTGGAACACCGGATATCCGCCGCTCAGGTTGACCGTGCTCTTGAAGCCCGAGAGGTCCACGTGGAGCAGCCGGTTGCGTTCATCCACGACGATTTCCATGCCGCCGCCGTACGAGTCCGGGTTGAACGAGACCTGGTTCTGCCATGTGAACCGCGCGACCCTGAGCGACTGGGTTAGTGAATCCCGTAGACGGCGGTCAGGGTGAGAATCTTGGTTGTGGATACGAGTTTGCTGATGCTGTCGGAATCACGTGCTCGAGGTGTGTTGATTGTGATGATTTTGTCCTCGACGGCGAACCGCACATCCTTGAACCAGGTCTTGCCGGTCGTGATGCTGGTTGCATGCCAGCTGAGCGTGGTTGTCGCCTTGCCGCCGTTGACGACTGGGACGACGAACGTCCGGTACAGGCCGTCATCGTCCTTGCTTTCAAGCAGTAGATGCCGATACCCATTGGCGGACGCGCCGAGTGTGGCCGTCCCCTCCTGCAACGCGCCCGACCATAACGTGGCCGGGGATAGTGAATCCCACACGTCAGCCATAGGCTTCAACACGTTGAACAATGGTACGAGAGTGCCGACGATGATGCCGTCCAACGGGATGCGGTAAAGAGGCATGTCATGCGTGGCGACGCCGTTAAGAATGCTATCGGTGTTGTGTGCCGGGTCTGCTGCGGTGCCTGTGGTGCTCGTGCCTTTGATGACGACGAGACGGCAGCCCTCGATGTTGGTGGCGGTGTCGCGCGTGTAGCGGAGCACGACCAGGTCGTTGCGTTTCTGTCCGGCGGTGCCAGCGGTGATCTCCACGGTGCTCGTGCCTGCGAGATGCACGTGGCGGCCGTTCAATACGGCGTCACCGGATTTCAGGGAGAACACGGTGCTGCTGGTCATGCTGCCGGCAAGCTGGTCGCCGGTTGCGAGCGCGTAGTCTCCCGGCCCGACGAGTCCGGCGTTGTATGCGCCGACCTCGTCGCTGCTGATGTGTGGGGTTCCGGCGTAGCCGGTGATGAGTTCCACTGTCATTGTTCAAAGCCTTTCGCTCAGGCGGTTCTCAGCCATGTGTAGGGGCCGAGGGATGGCATGGTCTGCCATGTTCCCCCGTAGATGGTTCCGGGGTTGGCGGATTCGGTGGTGAGGTAGATGCTGCCCACCGGGTGGGCCTGGAGGAACACGTCCTTCAGGCTTGGGGTGGGGCCTGCGGGGCCTTGCGGGCCTCGCAGGTTGGTTTTCTTGACGTATGCCATCACGGTTACTCGTAGATGTAGAGATCGCCGTTCGATTGGATGTACACGTCGCCGGCCTTGCCGGTGGCTCCCGCTGCAGGAGCGGTTTCGCCGTAGGTGATGGTGTTGCCGTCGGCACCCTTGGCACCGTCGGCACCCTTCTCACCTTGAGGACCTGCCGGGCCGGTGGCTCCTGCCGGGCCTGCAGGGCCCTGAGGGCCGGTCTCACCCTTGGCTCCGGTTGCACCGGTATCACCCTTGGGACCCTGCGGACCGGTCTCACCGGTTTCACCCTTCGCTCCTGCCGGGCCCTGCGGACCCGTGGCACCTGTTTCACCCTTCGCACCGGCTGGGCCCTGAGGGCCCGTCATGCCGGTCGCGCCGGAGAGGTCGGTGATGTACGTGTATTCCTTGGCTCCCTTGACGTAGAGCTTCGCGTTGTCCGCGTCGTTGACGTTGCCGGTGTCGATCATGACGAACTGGCCGTTGAGCACGCCGTCTGTGGCGTAGCCCGCGTTCATCGCGGAAACGCTGGAATAGGTCTTCGCAATGGCGAACGCGTCGCCTTTCGCACCCTGGGGGCCTGCTCGCCTTCGGGCCTTGAGGACCGGTCTCACCCTTCGGGCCTTGAGGGCCCTGAGGGCCGGTGAGGTTGAGTTTCTTCACGTATGCCATGATGTGCTCCTTACTGCTGGTTGGTTATGGCATTGATTGATTCGAATGGTTTGGATCGAGTGCAGGTTACTGGTCCTGCACCTGGTAGAAATCACCGTTGGACTGGTTGATGTACACATCTCCGGCGAGCGCGTCGGCTGGTGGTTCACCGGGTTCGCCGTCGCCGACGGTGATGCGGTTGCCGCGCTGGCCGGTATCGCCTTTGGCTCCGGGTGCGCCGTCGGCTCCCTTCTCACCCTGGGGGCCGGTTTCGCCTTGCGGGCCCTGTTCGCCTTGCGGGCCTGCGGGGCCTTGGATGCCCTGCGCGCCTGAGAGGTCGGTGACGAACGCGTACTGGGTGTCGTTCTTGACGAACATCTTCGCGTTGTCCGCGTCGTTCACGTCGCTGGTGCTGATGACCACGAACGAGCCGATCGGGATGTCGGGGTTCTTGTAGTCGGCGTTCATCTCGGCCACGGAAGCGTAGGTCTTGGCCACGCTGAACGCGTCGCCCTTCTCGCCTTGAGGGCCTGCGGGGCCTTGCGGGCCGGTTTCGCCCTTGTCGCCTTTGGCTCCCTTGAGGCTCAGCGAGCCGCCTGCGTCCGCGGTCAACGCGGCGGACGGGGTGACGGTGGTGCCTTCCACGGCAGTGACGGTGTAGAAGTCGCCGTTGGCGTCAACGATGAGGTCGCCGACCGCCACCGTGCTTGGGGTGAGCTTCGAACTGTCGAACGCGGTGTTGGAGCCGATGTTGACGGATGCGACGTGGAACGTGCCGGCATTGGTGCCGCCGGAGCCGGCCGGGATGATCTCGCCGGCCTTCAACGCGTCGATCAATGATTTCTTGTTGTATTCGACGTCCACGGCGTCCACGAGGTAGAACGTGCCGTCGTTCTTCTGCTTGATCTTGTCGATGAGCTGGATAGGCATGATGAATGCTCCTTTCCGTTAGTTGGCTTCGACGGTGGTCTGGCCGAGGCTGGCGTTGGTGGACTGGTACACGTCGTAGCTGACGGTCGCTCCGGACGCGTTGGTGTGGTCGAACGTCTTGACGAGGTTGAAACCGCCCTCGAAGCCGCCGACCTTGAACGTCGGGGTGCCGAACGAGTGCGGGATCGCATACCAGATGTACTGGCCCGCGGCGGCGTTCACCGTGAACGTCTTCGACTTGGTGTCGCCAAGCTCGGAGCCTGCGAGCGCGAGCAGGAACGCGCTGTCCACGCCGTCTGCGGGGTTCTCGCCCACGCCCCAGTAGCGTTTGTAGTGGAAGAGCACGCTGGTGGATTTCTGGGCTTTGGAGCCGCGTGCGTCGGTGGCTGCGAGCGTGTAGGTCTTGTTGGCTTTGATGCCCTGGCCGGTGAGCGGCTGGCTGGCGGGGAATTGGCCGTCCGTGCCCTTGGTGATCTCCTGGCCGTCGAGGGTGAGCGTCGTCGGGGTCTTGTTGAGCTTCCATGCGAGGTTCACGGTGTCCACGGTTTCGCCGATCTCGTGGTCGGAGCCGCCGGTGAACGAGCTGATGCTCATCGCCGTGTAGAGGCTGAGCGTGCCGTCGGCGGTGACGTCGAAATCGTTTGACGGTTTGACTATGCCGGCCTTCTCGCTGGTGGCCACGTCGGCTCCCGCTCCCGCGGGGCCTCGCAGGCTGCCCATTTTCTTCCATGCGTTCGCCATGGTTATTCTCCTTGCTGGTTGGTTTCCTCGGAGCCGTCCGGTTCCGACGTGTATTTCCATAGGTCGCCGTTGTCGGCGTTCAGATATCCGTCGCCCTCGCGGGCCGTGAGCTCGCTGGTCGGGTCGCCGTGGCCGAGGCTGATGCCCTGCCCGTGCAGTGATTCGATCCATTCGGCCTCGGTGCCCTCGTAGCCGAGTTTGACGGCGGTCTCATACGCGCTTTCGCCTTTCTGGCCCTCCGTGACGATCGCGTCGTCGATGATGGTGACCAGGTCGTCGCAGCTGCAGCCGTTCAACGTGCGGATCATTGGTTTCCTCCTGTGGTCATGCTGACGGTGGTTTCGATGAGCGCGGATCCCGCGGCCAGTCGGATGGTCTCCCCGTCCGGGGCCTCGAGCAGCAGATCCCATGCGGCGCTGCCTTCCGGCAGGCTGCGTGTGGTCTCGTCGGGTATGGTGACGGTGATGTAGCCGTGCTCGTCCAACCGCACGTATTCGGTGAGGTCGATGACCAGGAGCCGGTCTCGGCGTATCTGCATGACCGGTTTGAAGCCGGTCAGGTCCATCGGTCTGGCGACCGTGGCACCGTGCTGGTCGGTGACGCGGCGCAGCCATCGCAGCCGGTACGTGTTGGTGATGCCGGCCACGAGGATGAGGTTCGCCTCGAGCAGGCATGTTCGACCCATTGTGTTGTTCATCAGCTGATCCTTTCCCACATGTGAGCCGGGGTTGTTTCGATTCGCCGCCATTCGCCGCCGTAGTCCGCTGCCGGGTTCTCGCCGGTGGTGTTGATGAGCACGTATCCGACCGGCGGCGTGGCGGAGCGTGCGGAGAGCATGGCGGATTGCGCCGTGCCCGTGGCGGTGGCGTTCGTGGTTTCGGCGGCGCCGGCGAGGCTCGTGGCGTCGGTGCCGCACTCGTAGTCCACGGAGAGCGCACCTCCCGCGACCTTCGCGATCTTCTTCGTGACGGGCACCGTCAATGTGATGCCGAGCCGGTTGTCGCGGCCGGTGACGGTGTCGCCCACGTCCATGCTCAACGTGTTGTCCGTTACGGTGACCTCCACCTCGCCCTGTGATTGGAGCTCTATGAGCTTCTTGCGGGTCTCGGTGTTGAGCTCGTCGGGTTTCGCGTTGGAATAGTCGTAGATGGCCTGACGTTCCGCCAGTCCGGTGAGCGTCTGGGTCTGGCTGACGTTGCCGCCCGAATCCGCGTACCAGTGGACTACGGCGCGGTTCCTGAGCTCTCCTGTTCCCAGTCCGATGAGATGGTTCACCGGCTGGCCGTCAAGCGATGCCTTGAATTCGATGACGTCGGAGTCGATGCTGTCGCCGTAATGCTCGATGGGCAGCGCGTACGCGTTCACGCGGCCGTCGGCCCATACGAGCCGGAGTTTCGCCTGTGCGGTGGCGAGCATCTTCCTGATGCCCGTGTACGCATCCGTATACCGGTCGAACGAGTAGCTTCCGATGGTGACCGCGTGCCGCGCGCCGGCCGCGAACAGCGAATCCAATCCGACTCGTTTGAACAACGTGTTGAGCACGTCGCCGGCGGAGCCGGAGACCGTCAGATAGTCGGCTCCCGCATCAGGTTGGAGGATGCGGCGTGCGAGCATGCCATGCCAGGTGGGGCCCTCCACGCTGCCGTCCGTGTTGCGGACGGTGACCATGCCCCCGTATTCGGTGCCGTCGATCATGACGAGCGAGCCCACTTCGGGCTGCGGCATGCACGTGAGCTTGAACGAATTCTCATCGGACCCGTAGGCGAGGTCGAGCGTGTAATCATCCAACGCGCGCAGCGGCGTGTGGCTCGCGTCGGTGACTATGAGGCTGACCATGGCGGTTCGCTCCTCTCCTCGACGGGTGTCAGCTCGAACGTGAAGCCTCCAGGCCAGCTCACCTCGGTACGGCCCGCGGGCAGCGGCTGGAAGATGTACGAGCCGGAATCCATGCCACTGCCGCGTTCCGCGTTCGCGAACCAGTTGATCCGGTCGCCGGCCGCCGTCACGAAGATGACGGATCTCTCGCCTTCGACGGCGTTCACCTCGACGCTGGCACCACCGGGGATGTCACCGGTTATCCGGTACCGATTGGAACCGATGGTGACGGTGGGATCCGAACATGGCCCGAGTATGGTCATGCGGAACGCCAACGGGTCCAACCCATCCACCGCCACCACGGGTGGTGCCGACGGGGGCCCGTAGTCGTAATCCATGTCATGCGGATAATCCAGGAACGCGTACGCATCCGGATCGCTGGGCGCGTAGACGATGGTCGGCAGGCTGCGACGCCACCGGCCGAGCTGCGTGACCGTCAATTCGATTTCAACAAGTCGCGGCGTGATGGATTGCGGTTCGCTCCTGACGATGAGCGCCCTGCACTCCCATTCATCGTCCACACGCAGCAGACCTGACACGGTGGGGTCCGTGGCGTGCGCGAGCACGTCATGGTCCGCGAGCATGCGCAGCCGGTCCAGTTCGGTTTCGCCGGCCACGGCCTTCACGGTGAGCGTAAGCTCGCGAGCCTGCCACGCCACCCCCGACAGGGTGCGCGCGCCGAGCGAATACGCCCACGCGCGTCCCCGCAATGACGGCATCGTCTCCCCGTAGATGGGGCCCTCGAACGAGAGGCTCTCACCCGTGGAGCAGATGTACTCACACCGTTGCATACGCGTACCTCCGTGTCAGTCTGCCGAACTCACGGCCGTCGATGCTGATGCCCATATGCTCGAGGATGATCGGCAGATCCTCGTGGAGAGCCTTCAGTTCGGCCAGCAGCTCGTCCGACGAGGCCTGACGGTTCTGATCTTCCGCACGATTGACCATCTGATAGGCGTTGGCCGGCAGGTTCATGGCGGGCATGCCGAACGTGTAGCCGTCCAATGTAAGCCCACTGGCGAGCGCTCCGAGGCTCCGGTTCACCGTGTTTTCGCTGCGTGTGATGCCTTCGGCCATGCCGCGGCCGATCATGACGCCTACTTCGTCGCGGAACACGCGTGACGGTGATTGGATGCCGAGCTTGTCCTTGACCCAGTTGAGCGCGTCGGTCGCCGCTTTGACGGCCGCGTCCACGAGTTTGCCGGCAGCCGAGGCGAGACCGCTGGCGATGCCGGTGATGATGTTCATGCCGACATCACCCCAGTTGACCGAGCTGAACGCGTTCCAGATCGCTTTGACGATGGCCGGTATCTTGCCGAGCAGCTGGGGTATCGCGCTGGCGAGGCCGTTGGCGAGGGTGACGAGAATCTGCATGCCGGTCTGGAGTATCTGCGGCAGGTTCGCGGCTATCGAGCTGGCGAGGTTGCCGATGATGGTCGGTGCCTGGTTGATGAGCTGCGGCAATGCGTTCACGAGGCCCTGCACGAGGCCGAGCAGCAGCTGCATGCCGCTGTTGAGCAGCTGGCCGGCGTTTGACGCGAGACCGTTGACGAGCGCCATGACCATGTTGAGCGCTGCCGGCAGCAGGGTCGGCAGTTGCGCGGCGAGACCGTTGACGAGCGTGGTGATGATGAGCATGGCGGTGTTCATCAGCTGGGGCGCGTTCGTGCTGATCGCGTTCATCAATGCGGTGAGTATTGCGGCCCCCTGTGCGAGCATGGCAGGCAGGTTCGCGGTGATCTGCATGTTCAGGGTCTGCAGCCATCCCGGTATCTGCGCCGAGATGTTGCCGATCATGGCGAACAGTTGGCCCTGCATGCTCTGGTCGAGCATTCCCAGTCCGGCGACCAGTGCGGCGATGATGCCCGCGATGCCCATGTATTTCATGAAATTGCCCGGCGAGAAGAAGCTGCCGAACAATGAGCCTATCTTGCCGAGACCCGCTTGGACCTTCGGGCCGACGATGTCTCCGATCCCGCCGAACACGTCGCCGACTCCGTCGAGCATGCCGCCGATGCCCGAGATGACCGGGGTCAGCGCGGTTTTCGTCTTGCCGGCGAGGGATCCCAGCCCGGATACGAGCTTGCTGTCCGACACCTTGGAGAACACGTTTCCGAAACCGTCGCCGACCTTGACGCCCAGCACCCTGATGTTCGAGTCGAACGCGCTGGTGATCTTGCCGAAGCCGACGCCGACCTTGTCGGCCATGCCCGCGACCGATTGGACGAGGTCTGAATTGCCGATCTTCGAGCCGAGCGATCGCAGCGGGCCGGTTATCTTGTCGCCGCCCTGCAGGATTCGGTTGACCGTTTCGGCGAACGGGTCGCCGTCGATGGCGAGCGCGTCGCGCAGATCCTTGTTGAAATAGGCCTTGAACTGCTGCAGGCCGGTGAGACCCGACTGCAGCTGGCCCGGCATCTGCTTCACCTTGGACGCGAGCTTGCCGATCCCACCGTCACCCAGTTTGCCGAGCGTATCGAATATTCCGGTGATCGTGTCGACGTTGCCGCCGACTCCGGCGAACAGGGCGAACGCTCCCACGAGCGAGCCGATGCTTCCCGTGATGTCCTGGATGGAGATGCTGCCATCCTGCAGTCCCTCGGAGAATCGTTCGATGAGCTGCACGGCCCTGTCCACGTAGGGGCTGAGCTTGCCGTTCAGCTGTTCCACGAACGGGGTGAGCTGGCTGGAGAGCGCATCGACCGCGGGTATGGCCGCGTTGAACATTTTGCGCAGGGATTCGAGCGCGATCTTGCCGGGGCCTTCGCCCAATCGGCTGAGAGCGGCCTTCACGTTCGCCAATGCGCCGCTGAACGTGTCGCCGGCGGCCAATGCGGCTCCGCCGAGACCTTCCTGCATGGCGTCGGCGAACGTCTGGAAGTCGATCTTGCCTTTCGTCACCAGGTCGGAAACGTCCTCGGCTGTGGTGTTCAGATGCTTGGCGAGCATCTGCAGCACGGGCACGCCGCTGCTCATGAGCTGCAGCATGTCATCGCCCTGCAGCTTGCCGCGCGCGGCGACGGAGCCGAAGATGGTGCCGATGTCCGTGAGCTCACGGCCGCTGATCTGCGCCGTGTCGGCCACGGTCTTCAACACCTTGGTGAGCTGTTCGCCGGATTCGACGCCGGCGGCCGACAGGGATGCGGCGACGGTGGCCGCGTCTCCCAATCCGAACGCGGTGCCCTTCACGGAGGCGAGCGCGTTGTTCATGATCTTGGCGACGCTGGCGGAATCATGGCCGAGGCCCTTCAATTTGGCCTGCGCGTTCTCGATGTTCAGCGCGCGTTCGAAACCGCCCTTGGCGGCGAGTCCGGCGATGCCTCCGGTGATGGTGCCGATGGCTCCCAATCCGAGTTTGCCGATCGTGCCGAACGCCTTGCCGAGCGTGCCCGTGAGGTTGGTTCCGCTTTTCCTGGCGGCGTTGTCCACGCTGCCGGTGATGTCGCCTTCGAGGGTTTTGCCGAAGTCCTTGCCGGAGGGGACGACCTGCACGTATACGGTGCCGATGTCCTGTGCCATCGGGGTTGCCTCCTTCATGGAGTTGCTGGGTTTCCCCCGATGGCGGTCGGGGTTTAGTCGGTGATGTGGTATCGCTGTTTCAGCCGGCTGCGGCGTTCGAGCCGTCGCTCGCGGGTCTCGCGGGTCTCCACGTGGACGGGTGCGAACGGGTCGTTATGCCTGTCGGCCCATGGACGCCAGCCCCTGCGTTTCAGCCGGCCTTCGAGTTCCATGCGGTCCCAGAGCGCGATCTCGCCATCGGAGGGGATGTAGCTCCATCCGGCGAGCGCCGCATAGCTGTGGCTTCGATGGTCCTTGAGGATTTCGCGGGTGAGTCTCCACGCCTTGCCCAGGCTGATGTTGGCTTTGGGCTTCATATCAGACGGTGCGTCGAGCCATTCGTGGAGGCTGACGGGCTTCCATGTGGCGTGGTAGTGGCTGAGCCAGTCGAGGTCTAACGCTTCACGGTGGCTGGCGTGGAGATTGGTGAGGTAAACGATTTTGGGTCGAGTCCCGATTGTTCGGCCCAGGTGCGGATTGTCGCGGCGAGCCATGCCATGCCGTGCCTGCTCTTGCGCAACGCGTTCCAGTAGTCGGGGCGAAGCTGTTGGAAGTAGGCGAGGAACGCGCTCATGGCGAGCGCGTTCTGTTCGTCGGAGAGCACGGGCTGGCTTTTGACCAGGAGGATCACGTTGACCAGGTCGATGGGCAGGTCTGCGCTGTTGAGGTTGGGCAGGTCGAGTTTGACTCCGAGCACGTCGAGGTGCACGTCGTCGTACTGTTCCTCGTCGCTGATGTCGGCTTCGACCTTCGCATAGGTGTTGCTGTTGTTCATGGCGGTCTCCTAAAGATTGTGATGGTTGTCGGCGGTCAATGTATGAGGTTCCCCGCGTCGGGACCGCCATCCGGGACACGGGGAAGAATAAGGATCCCCACGGGCGGAAGAGAGAACCGTGAAAACCCGTGGGGAAGAATGATGTCAAGCCGTAGCCTGTTGGATGGATGCCTGTTCGACGTCGGCCTGTGCGGCCGTGCCGGCAGTGGATTCCACGACCATGCCCCACGCATTCCACTGGTAGCCGTCCGAGCCCTTGAACGCCTTGAGCGTCATGTTGAACTGGAGCAGGTCCGTGGATTTGAGGGAGATGTCGTCGCGGTCGGAGACCTTGACCTTCTCCGCGTAGACGATGACGGGGCGTTCCTTCTGGTCGAGGCCCGCGAGAACCATCGACATGGTCTTGGACGTGGACGCGTCCTTGACGTGGATGCCGCCATCCTCGTCCACAGTGGCGTTCGTGTACAGTTCGACCACGCTTTTCTTGCCTTCGAGCGCGGAGAACTGGAACGTCCAGTAGCCGGGGTCGGTCTCCGAATACACCACGTCGCCGTTATGCCCATTGATCTCGGTCTCGTCACCGGGCTCCGGGTGGATGGTGGTGCCATCCTCGCTGTTGTAGCCGATGGGCAGCTTGTTCGCCGGAGGCGTCCAATCGACGCCAGCCGGCTTGGTGAACGTCTCGCCCTCGTCGAACAGGAACAGCGCGTAGTCCTTGATGGCGCGCACGAGGTCGGCGTTGTTGCCCGAGCTGATGTAACTGTTGTCAGCCATGATATTTGCCTTTCGAAGCTTGTTTGGATGATCCGCTTCAGACGGTTTCGGTCTGGAGCAGGAGGATGAGATACGAGTAGTTGCAGCCGTTCTCGTCGGTCATGCGCACCGGCCCGGAATCATGCTCGATGCTGATGATCGGCGTCGGCGGCCACAATCCGGTCAGATACAGTTCGATGCGGCCGGCCAGATCATGCGACGCATCGAGGTCGCCGGTGCCGTCGTCCCTGCGCACCCACACGGAGCAGCGCAGGCGGACGTACTGGCTGATCGGCGTGACCTTCTGCTGCGGTTCGGCCACGATCACGCATTCGAGCTCCGGATTGCCCCTGCTGCGCAGCGTGCCGAACACCACGTCCGGGAAGCGTTCGCGCAGCGGGTTCAACAGGATACGCTCCAATCGCGGGGTCCTCGTGGGAGGCTGGAACACGCTCATGCGACCACCTTGCCGATCATCTGCGTGAGTACGCCATGCGCTCCCTCCACCGCCGCGGGTGCCGTGGCGACCACGTTGCTGCGGTCGGTGTCCTCGTTGCGGTACACCCTGATGGACGGATGCACCTGGGCCATGCCCTCCATCTGCTCCTGCACGCTGTCCATGACCGGTTTTACGACCCTGTGCAGCACCTCGGAACTGAATGCGGAGCGGTTGAGCACCACCTTGACCTTCTTCGTCATAGTCATCCCTCCCTGACGAACGCGTTGACCACGTCGCCGATATGACGCCCGTACCGCCACCATTCCAGCGGCGGCCCATCGACCATCAACGGCATGCCGCGAACCACGAGGCAATCCGTGTCCAGGATCCCGGTGGGTTCGGAACCACGGAAATACAGGGTGTAGCGTCTGGCCACACCCTGCGAATCCGCTCCCGGAGACTGCGAAGCCTCCACCGGAGCCACGAAACCCATGAGCGTAGCGACATGCTTCATCTCGCCCTGCACCGGATTCCCGTCGGCATCGACCTCCGCAGCACCCCGATACACGTCAACACGTTCCATGACGCGCTCCCGCCATATCGAAGCTGAACACCCTCTGGCCGCCCAGGCCGAGATTGCGCAGCATGTCGTCCGTGAACCGCAGATACCCGTCAGGACTCGCCCACGAATAGGTGCTGGAGAACGGGCCCGTGGTCTCGGTCGATTGGCTCACACCCGTGGGATTGCCGGACACCTGCAATTCCATGGCGGTGCGCACCATCTGGCAGCACACCGACTCCAGGCCACGCCGATGGCCGGCCCACCACATGGGGTCACGGGTCTCTGGATACGGTCGCAGACGGTTTCGGATGATCTCGCTCGCGTCCGCGAGCAGGATATCCGCCTGCTTCCGCTCATCGGGCTGCAGCTTGTGCCAGCGATCCTCCAGATCGGAATGCGTGGCGAACGGAGCGGAAACGTCCATTTCGACCTCCTTATCCGATCCGGGTGAGCGCGGGCGTTATGTCCGCGTCCACGGTCGTGCCGTTGCGCACGTTGACGCTGCACCAGTACCTGCCTGCCGGCACGTGGAACGACGCTTCCGGCGCGGCGGTCGTATGGTAGACGCCATCGACCACGATCTGCGCGTACAGGTTCCTCTGATCGCCGGAGACGGATTCGCTCAGCGTGTATTCGCCTTCCTGGAGGGTGACGTTCTCCCCGAGGCTCGACCACCACGTCGCGGTGCCCTTGGCGTGGATGACCCCGTTGCCGGCATCCGTGTATTCGACGCCTTCAACGGTTTTGGGCAGGCCCGGGATCCGCGGCCATAGGTTGGATGCCGGCGGGGTCACGCTTTTGGGGACATGAGTCCCGCGGTGACCAGAGCATCGCGCAATGCCACGTATTCGGCCTTCGTCGGCGCATCACCGGCCGGGTCGGCCACGTACGCGGCCTTCGGAACGGTCGGGATCACGCCAGCGGCGAGCTTGTCCGCGGTGATGCCGCCCGCCAGCATCGCGTTCGTCACCGAACCATCAGCCGGAGTAGCGGAGCCACCGCCGATGTCAACCGGATCGCCGTTCTCATCAACGAACTGGGTTTCGATGACCGCCTGCTTCGCGTCGTTCGTGACGCCGCTGGTCAGGTGGTGGAATTCAACTGCCTGGCTCATCACTTGCCCGCCTTCGTGGTGGGTGCGTCGCCTTCGACCACGGCGAAGCGGTCGGTGAACACGTACCAGGCGTACAGGATCTCCAGTCGGAGTGCGATCTGGTTGTTGCGGCGCAGATCACCCTGGCCGTCCGGATCACCGTAGGTGATGGTCTCCAACGGCAGGTTGCGCTGCACGCCCCAGTAGATGCCGTTCTTCCAGTCGCCCACGATGGCGCCGACGTTCGGCACCGTGTAGTTCTCGCCTTCGGCGGGAGCGGTGAACTCCGGTGCGCTGACGGTGGTGGTCACGGATGCGGGGATGCCCTTGAAGCTGTTCATGGTCACGCCGTAGCCGAGCTCCGGGTAGAGCGGACGCTTCTGCGTGTCCTTCAAAGTGGCGAGGTCGAACGCGAACTGACGGCTCATGGCGATGCCGTTCACATCCCAGCCTTCCTTGTCGTTGAGGATCAGGCCGATTGCCTGCTCGACATCGACGTCCGGGCTGGCGGTGCGTGCCACGCGTTTGGTGGTGGCGTTCAGATAGTTCGTCCAGGATTCGACCGGCTTGCCGGTCAGCGGGTTGACGCGGTAGAACACTCCGAGGTCGAGCGCTCGGGCCAGCGCCTTGGAGCCCTCATCGGCGAGCTTGTTGAGGATGCCGAGCTGGTAGTCGGAATCCGCCCACTGCACCTCCTGGTCGAAGCGCATGGTGACCTGTGTCTTGTGCGGAACTGTCTTGACCACGCCGAACGAGCCGGTCGTGGAGGACTTCTGAGCGCCCTCGTCCACGAACTCGGCACGGGGACGGTTCTCGAACGTGACGATGCTGGTCTCGCCGAAACGCATCGCCTTCTGCTGGGACAATACGCCGATGGCGCTGCCGGACTGCACCTGGTCGACGATGCCGTCCGCGATCTGGTTAGGCATCACCTTGATGCCGCCGGTACCGAAAATAGCCATGATATGGCCTCCTTGAATAATAGGGTTATGTTGATGTGATTAATTGCCGGAGAACACACTGGCCGCGAACTGCTGCAGATCGGTGGGAGCGGTATGCGGCTGCCTGGAGGGATCGGACAACCTGTATCCGCCGTCACCCGTCTTGGATTTCTCGGCCACGTATTCGTTGATGGCCTTCGCGTTCGCCTGCATCTCCTCCAACGTGGAGCCGATGACGAGATTCGCTGGAAGACCGGTCTCGGTCATCACCTGCGAGCGCCATGCGCTGGCCTGTTTCTCGGCCTTCAATTGGTCGAGCTCCTTCTGGAGCTTCATGGTGCGGGCTTCGGCCTTCTGCTGTTCGGACATCTGGCTTTCCTTGAGCTGTTGCAGCTCGTCGGCCGCCGCCTTGTTGTCCTTGGCGCGTTTCTCCCATTCACGCGAGTGGGCGCGTTCGGCCTCGAACTTCGCCTTCCAGTCGATATCGCCTGCGCCGGGCTCTCTCGTTGCGGGATCACTGGTGTTGGAGCCGCCTTCGTCGGAGCCCGCGTCGATGAGACGGAGGCGGGTCTGATGGCATGGGTTCCAGGGCTGGTTCATGTTGAACATGGGTGTTCTCCTTATGGTTTGTGGCCCGTTTCGGGCATAAAAAAACCACCCGTGCGGGTGGTTATAAACAGAAAAATGGGTTATGGGCTAGATGACTGCGCCTTCGGGAATCTCGTCCCATGGGCGTGGCTTGCCTGCGATGAGGCATTCAATGGCCATCTTCTTGGCCTCCTCATCGTTCTTGGGGTTCTTCGGATCGTTGAAATGATTAATCCCCTCGCCGAATTCACAATGGTAGCAGGCAAGAACATCCTCGGTAGTAAGGGCTGCGAATTCGGGAGATTCATACATTGCCTGCTTTGATGGGTAATCAGATAAGCAGGGGTAATATCCTGGGTCTCCTGGTTTCATGATGCCATGCTCCTTATCATGTCTTGGAACATTCTATAGCTTTTCGGGAAGTAACTCACGAACAATTTCCACGTATTCTCGTTGGCGAGGTGCCCGCCGAGCATTTCGGCGAACGCCTCCGTTTCCACGGAATGGCTCTTGAAATAGCCGACCGGATGGTACATCTTGGAGTAGTCGTGCCATTGGTTTCCCAATGCGAATTCGAGAATATCGTCTACGTCGAAGTCCGCGTTCTTACCCTGGGAGTGGATTTCATCGGCGAGCGCCTTCATGGCGATTTTGTCATCGACGTATTCCTCGAACAGTGCATCGTCAATGAAGCGGAGGATTGCATTCTCGTATTTCCTTTCGCCCATATACTTGCTGATTTCGCTATGTTTGACGAGGCCCATGTCGGCGAGCCGGTGCAGGTACCGGCCTTCTGCGTATCCGCGTTTTGCGACCTCGTCGCGAATGCTTTCGAGCTGACGCTGAATAATCGGCCATGCTTTCCTCTTCGCGGCGTCGAGCGCATCGGCTCCGTCCTGCTTGAGCAGATCTTTGAAGCTGCTGCCGTTCTTGTCCCGATAGGTTTGCGAGTAGAACTGTTTCCCATTGCCTTGGAGCCAGTCAAGCATGTGACCGGTTTCATGGAAGAGAGTCTGATAAGGGGCGTGACCGTCCGGCGCGTCGGTGAGATGATCGATATCGAGGCTTATGCCGAGCCGTTTTGGATCGAAGAACGGCGTATCGCCGTTGTGCTTGTCTACGATGCGGTAGCTGTTGACGTGGTCTGCCCAGAGTCTGGCGGTTTTGACATGTTTGGTATTGGCAAGCAGTTGGAGGATGCCGGCGATGTCTTCAGTGCTGAGGCTCTTATAAAGATCACTGTCGACACTAATGCCGAGCGGGGTGCCGTCCTTGAGGGTGCCGGCATAGATTCTTCGCATGGCGGATAACGCGTCGCCATCGTATTGACCGTTGGCACTGATTGTTTTGGCGGTCTGGTACATCTCCTGCCACTCGGCCTGTTTTTCGAGCAGGTGTGTGGTTTTGCCCCAGCTGGGTACGACGGTGCAGTGGCAGTGGCCGTCATGGAACGAGCCGCCGAGCTGCGCGGTTTCCTCGCTGAGGTAGGCGAAGCCGCGGGAGGCGAGCATGACGCAGAACGCGCATGGTTTCGCGCCGCCGCAGACTCGAGCCCAGCGGGGTTTGGTGGGGTCGGTGCGGATGTTGCGCTGCATGGTCAGACGTCCGCTGGTGTTGATCATGTCGGCGATGAACTGCTGCGCGTCATCCACGTTGTTGAATGGCGGCCATAGGTCTTCGATGGTCATGCCGGCGCGTGACTGTCCGTTTTTGACCTGCTGGTAGGTCAGGCCGTTGAAGTCGGTGTTCGAGAAGCCGCTCTGCTGCTGCCAGAGTACGCGGTCTGGGTCGATGAGCTGCGTGTGCTCGAAGTCGGGCATGTCCGCGCCGCCGTATTCGCTCCACAGACCGCGCAACTGGTCGTAGTAGTCGTTCGCCAGCTGGGAGGCCTCCCGCGAATAATCCCTGACGAGCTCCTTGACGTCGAGGTCGCCGCGGTTCAACGCGGTCTCGATGTCCTCGGTCGCGGCGTCGGTCAGATTATCGAGATTGGTCTGATAGTCCTTCTGTGCCTGTTCCAGCAGTCTGCGCAGTTCCGGCGACGCCGGAAGCCTGTTCGTCTGAGCCATCGCCGTTCACCTCCTGCCGTTGTGTTAGGGTGCGCTGTTTCAGCTGGTCGATGCTCTGCTGGGCCTTCACTCGCTGCTGGTAGGCGCGGAACGAGCGGATCTCCGCGAACGTCAATCCGGCTTTCATCAGGCCCACGTCCGAATCCGCGAACGCGCTGTTGACTCCGGCGATTTTCGCGTAGTAGTCGGCGCGCGCCGCGTCGGAGACCTCGCGGGTGGGAGCCCATACGGGCCGCATGCCGCTGATCTCCTCTGGGAGGCTCGTCAGACCGGGGTTGGCGAGTCTGACGGCCATGCCCATGGCGTCCTTCAATGCTTCGGAGAACAGGCGGTTCTGCCGGTCGGCCTCGCGGGAGAGCTTGCGTTCGGCCGCCGCCATGGCCTCGGCGCTTGCGGGGTTGTCCATGGTGATGCCCAGATCGTTGACCGGCAGGCTCGTCTCGGAGGCGACGAGCATGGCGATGGTCTTGAGCATGTCGGAATGCGGCTGCATGCTCGCTTGTGACACCTGCTTGAGTTCGGGCTTGTTGCCGTCGATATCGGAGTCGATGCTGTTGATGACGGAGACGAGAGAGCTCCACAGGTCCTTGTCGAACGCCTGCGGGCTGACTCCAAGGAACCAGAGCTTGGGGGCCGAATAGAATTCGGCGGTCGCCTCCATACGGGTCACGGTGCGGATGCCGATGTCCGTCAGCGCCATCAACGGGCCGCTGATACGGCTTCGGCCGAAAGGCCTGTCCAGCTGGGGGTCGTAGCAGAACGGAACCACCGTGGGTCGGTTCAACGGATTACGGGAACGTCTGGCGCTCCACACGCCACCGGTTCTGGAGCATTCGTACAGGCAGTGGGGCAGCCACACGTTGAACCCATCGACCTTGCCGTTCTCGTCGGTGTCGGTGATGGTCATGGCCGCGCCGATCCGATTGTGCAGACCATCCCAGATGGCGGCGCTCCAATCGGCGGAACGAGGGCTGACGGCCACCGTGCCATCCTCCGTGAGGGAGACGGTCAGGAACGCGCACGAATGCGTGTATGCGCTCACGATGGTCTGGCTGACCGCGGTGGTGAGCCTGTTCGTGTCGCAGATCTCCTGCACGCCATACATATCGGAGTCGGAAGGCAGCTGGAAGCCCTCGAACGCGCTCAGATCGGACAGGGTGCGCACGGCCTTGGCCGGCCAGCCGATCATCGGCGCCACCTGTCCGGCGATGCGCGGCGGCACGCTCAACCCGAAATCCTTGTAACGCTCGTGCGCCGTGTAGTAGAGAGTGCGCAGCACGTTGCCCGGATATTTGCTGGCCCACACGTCGCGCAGCCGGTACACCATCGGCATATCCGCGTCATCTATCCCCGCGATGCGTGGTATCTGGAAATCCATGGCGCTCAGCCAGGGCTTGCCTCCCGCAGCGATTACCACATCCTGGCTGGCCATGTTCACACCATCACTTTCTGCACCCTATCAGGGTCTCGTTTGGTTATGTAGGTTCCATAGAGGGCGAGAGTTACTGCGACCAGCGGGCTGATGTCGATGTCGCTGCCCATCTTGTTCCAGCCGAACGCGCCGGAGGAGCCGATGTTGCGAGTGTTCGCGTTCGCCACGGCCTGAGCCAATGCGGGTGCTTTGGAGTCGGGCAGGTGGGTGAGCTTGCCGTCGCGCAGCATGTCAAGGAGCCGGCCGCAGGCGCGGCCCATGTCGTTGGCGTTCGTGACGATGACCCTGACATGCCGTGACCTGAGTTCGGGCACGAGGCTCATGGCTGGGCTTTGCCCGTCGATGACCACGCTCGCGGTGCGGGGCCAATGCTTGGCGATGTAGTCCACGGCCCACATGGTGCCCTTGGACTTGGTGGCTTCGAAGCGGCGCAGTTCGACGTGCGCGGTGCCGTCACGGTGGTTAACGGCTCCTCCGATGGCGAGACTGCTGCGGTCGGGGCTCATGTCGAGCGCGTAGCCGACCAGCCCGTTCAGATTCGGGGTATCGGTGGCGGCTTTCGCCCATTGTTCGGGGTCGATGGCGCGCGAGCTCGTGGATTCGTCCCAGATGCCGAGGGCCTCGCGGCGGAAGCTGTCATCGGACAGCAGGTTGCGCATTCTGAGAATAGCGGTTTCGGACGTTCGTTTCGGATAGCTGGGATTGGCCTTCGCCCACTGCTCGCGGTCATCCGAATCCGCGTCGGGGTCCGCGGCTAGCTCCACGTACACCATGCCGTCGATTCCAGCGAGCGCGTTGCGGCGTTTCTCCTCGAACGCCTCGCACGGGTCTCCGGGCTTCGGCGGGTTTCCCAGGAACACGACGAGAGGGTTGGGGCTCACGTTGACGATGGGGATCATGTTGTCGAGGGCGCGCACGGTGAGGATCTGCGCCTCGTCGAACACCTCCACGTCCACCGAGTGCAGGCCTCGGCCGAAACCGTTCTCGCGAGCCCCGAACATGATGCGGCTTCCGTTGCGGAACACGATCTCCTGCTGGCCGTTCGCGCGCCTGATGCGTTCCACGTAACGGCCCAGCAGCTTGTTCTTGGCCAGGTCGCACATGTCAGCGAACGTCTCGTCGCTGGTGCGCGTGTGGTGCGCGGTCCAGATGACCTTCAATCCCTTGTGGAGTATCGCCATGATGAACATGGCCGTGCCCAGTGTGAACGTCTTGCCGATCTGGCGGCATGAGGAGACCACGGTGCCGCCCTCGCCGCACGCGTAACGTCCATCCTCACGCTTGCCGAGCATCAGATAGAGGAGCCCCTGCTGCCACAGGTCGTAGTGGATGCCGGCCATGCACGCGACCTTGTTCACGCGCGTGAACTCGCTGGATATGATGCCCGAGGGTTGGGTGAGGTGGCGTGCGATCTCAGACAATCGACGCTCCGACATCCGCACTCACCTCCGTCACTTCATCTTCCAGGTCGAGCAGTGAGTCGCCGCCTGCCATGTCGTGGAGCTTCTCGCACACCATGATGTAGCGCGCGCTGATGTTCGATATCGCATTCGCCGGGGTCGCCGGATTGTCCATGTATTTCTTCAGCCGGTCGCGCACGTAGCGCAGCTCATCCTCGATGCTGCCGTCCATCATCCGTTCGAACTCGCGGCTGCTGAGAGGCTGGGACTCCGATGGTTCGGTCGGTGCCGACGGCTTGCCGGCGTCACGCTTTCCACCGCCGGCCGCATTGGCCTTGCGGCGTTTCCGGTACGCCTTAGCGCGGCAAGCGCCGGAGCAGTATTTGCTAGGGCTGCCGCGGTGTGACGGCTCGAACTCCCTGCCGCACTCCTCGCACCTCATCGCAGCCTCCTTATGCCGTCACGCTTCCATGCGTCACGCTTTCCTAAACTCCGGGGAGATATCGGCCCTGCGCCCGAGGGGGCCGTGAGCGGGGTGGGTGGAGAGCCTCCCCGTGGGTCACCAGTCGCCGCTCGTGGTCAATGGCATCGATGTGGGTTTGATGTCGGTGGCGTGACCGTGTTCGATGTGTTGTCTTGCCCACTCGACGCTGTGGTTCGAGCGGATACGATTGCACCAGCGGTGTGCGAGGTAGCAGTTGCTGAAACTGTATGGGCTGCCGCCTTTTGACACGGGTATGATCTCATCGACTTCAGGTGATCCGGGCAGTCCGGCCGGCAATGACTTATCCACGGGCCTGCCGCACAGGTGGCAGGTGTCATAGGCCGCAAGCACGCGGGCCTGTATCTGCCTGCGCCGGTGGCCGTTGGTTTTGCGTGGGTTGCTACGGTGCTGGTTCATGGGTGCACCGCCTTCCCGGGATATGAGTAAGCCCCACACGGTGGTGGGGCTTTGAAAGATAGGGTGGCTTGGGCGGGATTCGAATCCGCGATGGAGTGGCGGTGTTGCCTCCATATGACGTCATCTCGACGTCATCCTTTCGTCCTCTCAGGCACGCAAGCCAAGGGCCTCGGGGTGGACTCGAACCACCGACCGATAGGAACGTATCGTATTGCTCTAGCCAGCTGAGCTACCGAAGCCGTGTAGTGGATATGCGAAAGCGCCCGCATCATGTCATCGGCCGGCGTGGAGCCGAACCTCGGTGATGTAGGCGCTTCGTCATCCCCGTACCGTAGGTATGGAAATGACCACTGTACACAGTATGTGCGTGACAGTTGCGGTTTGTCAAGTACCGTCGATGGTTTTATGCGGCTTGGATGCTGATTCGTCCGCCGAGCGCGTTGATGACCTTGAGGATGGTCTGGAAGCTTGGGTTGCCGTCCTTGCTGAGGCTCTTGTAGAGGCTTTCGCGCCCCACGCCGGCCTCCTTGGCGATTTGGCCCATGCCGCGGGCCTTGGCCACGTCGCCTATGGCCGCCTGCATGAGTCTGGGGTCTCCGGTCTCCGCCGCGGCGTCGAGGTAGTCGATGATGTCCTGTTCGGTAGAGAGGTATTCGCTGGCGTCCCAGTCCTTGACGTTTACCATTGGTGCTCCTCCTTGAGTTTTCTGAGCAGATCGTGGGCGTGGTCGATGTCGGATTGCTGGCCTCGTTTGGTTCCTCCCGCGAGCAGGAGCATGATGATGTCCGCCTTCTGCGCGAAGTAGACGCGGTATCCGGGGCCGAAGTGGTAGCGGAGTTCGGCGACGCCTTCACCGACCGTGTTGATGTCGCCTACCGGCTTGCCGGCGAGCGCGCATTGTCTGATGCGCGCGATGATCCGGTTTCGGTCCTTGCCGTTCTTCAGGGCCTTGAGCCAGTCGTCGAATTCGTCGGTGGTTTTGACTTCCATGCCCCTTATTGTATCTTATGGAATACAATAAGGCAAGCCGGCGAACGCCGGTGCCGGCTCGTGCGCTATCGGAATCTATCGCGTCCTATCGCGTCCTATCGCTTTTTCGCCGATTGATGACGCCGGCGTGCACGGTCGTATCCGTCGAACCGGGTGTGCGCCTGCCATACGTCCCAGATCAGGTAGACGGGCGCGTTGCCGTCATGTTCGACGGGTTGAATGATGCCGCGTTTGGCCCATTGCCGTATGGTCGCCGCCTTGATGTCGATTCCCCATGGTTCGAGCAGCCGATGCAATTGGGTGGGAGTGCCTTTGACCCCGCTCAGTCTCAGGCGCAGCATGTCGAGCTCGTGGATGGTTTTAATTTTGTGCGCGGCATGGCAGTGTGGGCATTCGATGTAGCCTCCGGCCAATTCCTGCTCGTCGGCGCGGAGCTCGTGCGAGCAGGCCGGGCACCAGCCGACCATGCGCGTATCCTCCGGAGGATCCAACAGGTAATCCAAACGTTCCGCCAGCGTGTGCGCGTAGATGGAAAGCTCCTGTCTGGTCCATTCGTCACCGACGAGCTGGCCGATTCGTGGAAGGTTCAGGATGCCACCCTGCAATAGCGCGGGTGTGTTCATGCCGTGGTGTGCGTGCAGTCCCATGAATCGGACGAGCTTGCGGGCGAACACGTCGATGTCCTGCTCAAGCTGCCATGCGCCCATGTTCAACGGTGTAGGCGCGACGCTTTTGACTCCATGGGAGCCTCCCATGCGAACGCCTATCATGGCCTGCCTGTTCGCTATCAGATCCAATACGGGCCAGCCGTCTTTCAGCGAGCGCAGGTCCTGTTCGAATCGGTTGATGTTGATGCTGGTTTTATCCAAGGTTCCTCCGCTCCGCAGGCTATGATGGCTATTGGTTCCTGTTAAGCCCTTTGCTCTCCGGAGTGGAGGGTTTTCTTTTGTTCAGTCGAAGAACGCGGGTGGTTCGATGAATTCGGGCCCGAAGTTCTTCTTCACGGGTTTCCTTGGCTGTGGTGGGTTGCTGATGATGGCTTTCACCTCGGCTTCGGGTATGCCGAGCAGCCTGACGATCTCGCTGTCCGGAATGTTGCGTTCATGCCAATGACGGACACGTTCCTTCTTGATCTCGCTCGTCATTGCAGTGCCTTTCCGGTTTGAGGGTCGAGCATCGTGCAGCTCGCAGTATCCACACGGTCGCCGGTACGCCATTCGACGCACAGGTAATGCACGTCACCTTGGCTCACGGTTTCGCTCATGATGGTCTGCTGCGGTTGCGTATCCCAGGTGAGGCTCCATAGCGGGAGGCCGATGATGAGCAGCAGCACGAGCGCCACCCCCGTGCAGACTATGAGTCCCCACAGTCCAGCGAAATTCTCCATGGTCCAATCCTTGAATGGTTTCCTCATGATTCCCCCAATAGGCTGATGTCGGTTTCCAGGCCGTGATGCTCGTACATCCTGTCGGCGAGCGCCTGAATGTCCTCGGTGTCGGTTTCGATGCCGTTGGCCGGGATGATCGCCAGGCTGCACACGTCGAGGGCGTCGGCGAGCGCGTCGAACAGGTCCTGTCTCTCGTAGATCTTGGCCTCGTGGTCGCTCATGATTTTTGTTCCTTTGAATCCTTCACGCAGGAGTACACGTGATTCTGCAGGTATTCGAGAACGTGGTCGCGGAGATAGTAAATGTTTCTGCCTATCTTGACGTATTTCGGGCCGATGCCCTTGACGCGCCAGTCATTCAAGGTATTGATTGAAATATTCAATTTCTGCGAAATGACCTCCGGACTGTTTAACGGGTCAAGCAGTTCGGCGATGGGAGCGAAAGCCGGATCCATTACGAATCGTTTTTTCCTTTCAGGGGTGTTCTGGGACCGTGCTGGTTCGTGGGTCTCTTGGGGGAGCTGCCAGTACCATGCGCCTTGGAATTCATGATTAACACTGGTTAGACGTAATTCCTTCTTGGCTCTCTTCAGCTGGTCCTTGCTGATGCCATGTTCGGCAGCGGCCTTGGCGATTTCGGAGAACGGAGCCGTTCCGTGTGCTTCGCGCATGTATGTTTCAAGCCAGCAGACCACATCTTTCCTGTTCATGATTTTTGTTCCTTTCTCGCTTTGCGTTCCTTCCGGCGCTTCCGCGTCCAGTAGTCAGGATCCTTGGCTTTGCGTTCCAAGTATTTGCGGTGGTTGGCGATGGATTCCCGGTCGGCGGCGGTCAATGGCGCGTGGCCGGCTCGGGCCTGTGCGATGAACTCGTCAAGGCTGTTCATTCGGTTTCCTCCGTTTCGGCGGGTTCGAGGTCGTTGATGGCGGTCACGATGTCCTCGGTGAGACGTCTCGATGCCTGCCATGCGGTTTCGTAGCCGAGGATGAACGCCTCGGGTCTGCTCAACGTGTTGAGGTCCGCGTCCAGTTCGGTGAGCGCGCGTATGGAGCGTTCTCGCGGTGTGGGGAACACGGTGCTCATCGTTTCTCCTCCTTCTCCCGGTCTTCTCGCGCCAGCTGGAGCATGATCTCCACGAGCTGCGGGTCGGGTGGTTTCGGCTGATAGCCTCCGATGGGCTGGCCGTGCCGTTTGCGGTCGCTGCTGGTGATGCGCGTGGAATGCGTGTCATTGGGTTTGCGGGCCATTGGTTTTCTCCTTCGCGAACGATTCGAACAGTTGAGGGTCGTACCGGTAGAGCGCCTGGCGGAAGCCAGGCTCCGGCAGAACAGCGTGTACAGGCGGCTCCATGCCTCGGTCTCGCTCATGCTGATGCTCCTCGATGCGATGCGATGATTTTTCGTTTGGTTTCCGGATCCGTGTACAGGGGCTGGGTGACGCCCTGGTTGCGGGCCTCCTGCATGACCTCGTTCAACGCGTTGCGATGCCCTTGGCCGCGATGCTCCCAGTACGTGTGGTGCAATCGCCATTGCAGGTCCGGGTCGCCGTCGAGGCAGGGGTTCGCGATGAGGAAGTCGGTGAACAGGCCCTCCCGGCACTGCCAGTCCTCCGAAGCGCTCATGTCGTGGCCTTCTCGCGTTCACGCCGTTCGCGGCGTTTCTGGCCGCGACGGTACAGCCGGTACCAGGCGTCCGGATAGCGTGCCCTGGCCATGGCCTGCTGCTGTTCGCCGAGTTCGAGGGCCGCGTCCTGCGCCTCGACGTCATCGACGTGCGTGCATAGCCAGTCCACGTCACGCAGTCGTTTCGCCCGTTCCGCTTCGGGGTCGGGCTGGCCTGGCTTGGGTTTGGCGGGGAGCCGGTCATCGAGCCAGCATTCGCCGTTCAGCCAGTTCGCGGGCGTTTTCGTGTAGCCGGGCTCGCGGTTCGGGTCGGCGGCATACAGCGACGCTTTGGCGATGAGGAGCGTGTTGTTGGTTTTCCTGCGGGCCTTCCGCCATGCGCGGTAGGCGTCGCGTTTGCCCTCGTGGCGTGGATACGTGGCCCAGAACTGTTCGAATTCGAGCGGGTAATCCTCGTCCGGAGTCTCGCCCGGCCCCCGTGAGGGGGTTTGGGGGAGAGATTTTTCGTTAGAAAAATCTTCTTGGTTTTGGTTTTGGTTTTGGTTTAAACCAAGGAACTTCGGCGTGACTCCCGGTGTGACATCATCGTGAGTCACGTCATTGTCACGCGTGACATTCGGTGTGACATCATCGTGAGTCACGTCATTGTCACGCGTGACATTCGGTGTGACATCATCGTGAGTCACGTCATTGTCACGCGTGACATTCGGTGTGACATCATCGTGAGTCACGTTTTCCTTCGCACGCTGCCGGCGCTTGCGGTCACGCGCATTGTCACGCGCGCTCTCCACCTCGTCACGGCTGTTCTGATGCTCGAGGTAGTCATGGATGGCGTAACGGCCGTTCTCGAGCTCGTCCAGCAATCCGAACTCCACGAGGTCCAGCAGGTCGGCCTTCTCGGCGCCGAGACGCCTGAGGGCGCGCATGGTGAGCACGCCGTCGTTGAGCTCGTCCGAGCAGTAGCTGATGGCGAGCGTCCAGATGGCGAACGCGTGCGGGTTCGCGTCGATCAGATCGTTGACCTTGTCGTTGAGCCATAATCCGTTCGACAGTTTCGCGTATCCTTGCCGGGCCATCAGCGGCCTCCTATCCATGCTATGGGTATCGTGAGCAGAATCAATATGAGAGCGGGTGTCATTCGGGGCCCAGGGGGAGCCCGTGGTTAAGGATCCGCGCGAACAGTTCGAGCGGCATCCATACGAGCGTCGGGTTCTGCGGCACGGGTTTCGAGCTGGCCCGCACCAGCTCCTTGAACCGGTCGTCGGCCTTGCAGCCGGCGAGGAGCCGTTCGCAGGCGTTCACGTCCATGACGGCCATCTGGCGTGCCATGCCCTTGAGGCTTTTGACGCCGACGCCCTTGCGATGCTGCACGAGCACCCCATAGGTGGTGTCCATGTTCGCCATCTCCACCTTCAGTTCACGCCAATGCTTCCTGTATTGGGGTTGCTTCGTGTCCTTGCATTCCACGCACACCGGCATGCCGTCGAACATGACTCCGGTCAGGTCGCCCTGATCGTGGTTGCCCTTCAACGGCATGCGGTCGATGCGCGTGTCCTGCAACGCCCATGCGAGGTAGCGCACGGTCCACGTCTCCAACGCGGTGCCTTTCGCCTTGGCCGGGTTAGCCATTGTCCGCCTCCCCGGCGTCGTGGCCCGATTCGATCTGGAGGGTTTCGAAGCTCGGCTGTTCGGTGGGGAACATGGATTCGAGCGTTGCCATCGTCTCCTTGATGCTGAACTCCGAACTGCATGCGAGGCTGTCACTGTTCGCGTATTCGAAGCGTTGCCCGCACACGCGGCACCACAGGGGGTGCGGCCTCGCCTTCAGCAGGAGGCGGGTCTCGCGCAGGTCAACGGTGCCCTCCTCGGCCCATACGGGCTTATGACAGCGGGGGCACAGCGACCACGGCGGACGCTTCACCACGGGTTTCACCGGTGCGAACAGCTTCTTCATGGCCTTCTCGGTGGCTCCGAACACCTGCGGCCACGAGTCCATGATCTGCTGGTAGCGTTCCTCCGGACGGTCCTCGAAATCATCGCGGAACCGGGTGAACTCCTCGATGCCGTGGAAGATGTGGTCGCTGGCGAGCCACAGGAGCGTGACGGCCACATAGTCCGGGTAGTAGCGGTCCGCGTGCACCTTGACCCTTACCGTGGTGTCGTAGAAGAGGCCGGCCTCCGCGTCCAACGCGGAATAGGCCACCTCCATCGAACGGGCGAGCGTGACGATACTGGTTTCAGCGTTCAATGTTGTATTCCTCCAAGGTTTCCTCTTCGCATTCCGGGCATGGGATGGGCCTCAACGGGTAGAGGCCGCACCCGTGTATCGGGCAGATATCCTCCACGTCCGGTGGCGTCTCATCGTGGTACAAGTGCAGGCCCGGCATCAGAATTCAGGCTCCTGAGTCGGGCTGGCCCACGGGTCGGACGCCGGCTGCTGCGATTGCTGCGCGTATCCCTGCGGTGGGTTGGCGTTGAATCCTCCACGCTGCTGCTGGCCGCCCTTCTGCCTGACGTTCGTGACGGCTATGGCGCTGGCGTTGACGTTGCAGCTCGCGGCCAGCTGGCCCTGCTTGTTCTGGTAGCCGTGAAACGCGTTGACCTCGCCGACGACGGTGACCTCCACGATGTTGCTCTGGTCGGCGCGCAATTGGCTGATCTGGTCGAACACGGGGTTGAGGTTCGCGTAGCCGGCAGGCCACACGCTGTAGCTCTGCTCCGGCTGGCTCACCCACTGGCCGTTGCGGTCACGGTAGCCCGGCGTGACGGAGACGCGCAGATACCGTTTGCCGTTGCTGGTCTCCTGCACGCCCCACGCGGTGCCCTGGATGATGATCATGGTCCTGCCCGCCATCGGTCACTCGCCTTCCTTCACGCTGGCCTTCAACTGGCCGAGCACCTTGTCCAATTCCGCTTCGGAGAGGTCGGAGGTCTTGACCACCGTGCGTTCGAGGATCTTCGAGATCGTCTCGCACGCCTCCCCGTCCGATGCCACGCCCAACGCCTGGAAGCGACGGATCATCTCCGCGCGCTTCGTTTCGACCGGGGAGGTTTCAGGCTGCGCTTCCGGCTGCCGCTCCGACTCCTCGACTTCCTCGTCCACGCCCACCTCAACCGGCGCTTCATCGACCGTGGCGTCGGGCAGCGGGTTGAACACGTCGGAATAGTCGGGGGTGCGTTCGTCCGAGGATGCGGCGTCACGGGCCTCCACGCTCACCGGAAGGAACGGGAACGCGCGACGGATCACGGTCTTCTTCGCCATCGCCTCGTAGTCGGACTTCCACGGGCTGACCGACTTGCCGTAGCTCGGGCTGCGCTTCGCGGCGGCCTCGATCTCGTCGGCGTTCATCACCTGGAAGTAATGGCCTCCGTCCTTGAAGTTCGCGATCATGTACACGTGGGTGAGCCTGCCGGGCTTGGCGCACGGCACATGGCGCAGATCCTCGTTCAACCCGTAGTTGTAGGAGAAATCATCGCCCTCGTGCACGGCACGCGCGCTGATGTCCCTGATCTGGCCGGAACGGCGTGCGAGATCGATCATGCCCTTGTATCCGATGATGAGCGTGGCCTCCTTCTGCCGGTGCGCATGTTCTTGTTCCCGTAGCAGGATGTACGCGCGGCCCAAACCGTCCACGTTCGACGGTTCCAGACCCAATGCGGCGCACTTCATGAAGCAGGAGAGCACGCTTTCGACCGAGCAGCTGGCGAGCTGAGGCTCCCGGTTGATGGTGCTCACGTACATCTGGTAGAGGCGCTGCGGGCTGAGGTTGTTGCCGATGACCGCCATGATGCGCGGCCAGCTTTTCTCCAGCAGGTGCCTCATGTTCTGCTGCGGGTTCATCGTCTGCAATTGACGGTTCTGCGCCTGTGCTGCCAACTGTCCCATAATCTCTAGTTCCTTTCCTTCAACTGTTTGAATCTGAACGTCCTGCCCGAACTGGGCTTGACCTCGCGCACATAGCCCTTACGGTGGAACGGCTTGTACGTGGCCTCGAATCCCCGGCATCTGACGCCCGCATGGTCGCCGATGCGGACTATCAATGCCTCCTGCAGGAGTTTCACGTCATCGGCTGCCGCATCGGCGGCCTGCCTCGCATGCTCGTATTCACGCATCAGGCCGGCGAGATCATCGTCATCGTCGGCGACCTCCACGCCTTCCGTGGGCTCCGGATACGCCTTCACGACATCCACGGCCTTCAACCGGGGCATCTCGTCGCGGGTCACGAACCCCCAGAACTCCTCGGCGGCCCTGACCACGGCCCCGATATCGTCCTCGTCACGTTCGAACCTGATCTCGACCGGCTCCGTTTCGCCTATATCCGCGTAGAAGTATCCCCACTGGAAGCCGGTGACGGCCATGTAGTGCGTGACCTGCGCCATGTAATAGTCGGGTGCCTTCAATTCGCCGGTCGCCTCGTCATGCCAGTCGGTGCGGCCACGGTTCGCGTTCGCGGTCTTGATCTCGAGAATTCCCCACGAGTCGGTCGCCTCGTCGTAGATGAAACCGTCAAGCGATGCGTGCATCAGCGGATGCTCCCTCGACACCAGGCTGATGTCGGTGCCGTCCCTCACCACCCATTCCGGGTGGAGTCGGCGGAACCTCTTGCGCAGCTCGCCCTCCAACGCGTTGCCCTTGACGATCGCCCACTTGTCCGAAATATCCTCGGGCGTTTGACGGTTCGTCTTCTCCAGCCACAGCCGGAACGGCGTCGCATACGGGTTGAGGCCGAGAATCGTGCTCATATCGCTGCCGCCGACCCCGAGCGCGCGGAACGCATGCCACGCCCTTTCGCGTTCCTTCCTGGTACGCTGTTTGAACCGGTGTATGTCGAAGCGGCCGGTGGCCTTCGCCGCCATGTCGATGGTCACCTTGTTCATTCCACGTCCTCCCCACCGGCTTCCGCCAGTTCCGTGAGACTCTCCTCCAACGCCTGCATGAGCAGGCTCTCCAACGCGAGCACGCTCGGCGTGACCCGCAGCAGCTCCAGCTTCGGCTGCAGACGAGTAGCCAACCGTTGAACCAGTTCGATATCGCTCATTTCCCCGCCTCCCCGTTCAGGTATTCGAGACGGCTGCACCGGTTGCGTTTGTCCGTCTCCTCGATGTCCTCGCGCCGCCAGCCCACGATCCTGCCGAACTGGCGCACCGGCTCCGGATACGGGCTCTTCATATGCCCGGAGGACCATTTGCTCACCGTCGAATACGACCTATGGCAGTGTTCCGCCAATTCACTGATCGACATCAATGGGGGTAGCGGCGTCGTGGCGGTGCTTCCGCTTGCCATCACGCCACTTCGCTTTCATCGGCTGGAATATGTTCCCTGTCTTCAATGAGGTCCGGGTCTTCGTCGCTCTCGCAGAACACGTTTCGGATGAAGCCGACGACCAGCACATCGTCTCTGAGTCGATAAACGATGCTGAAGTCTTCGCGAAAAGGTTCAAGATCGATGCAGCCGACCTCGGTGCATATGCGCACGGTGCCGTTGGCCAGCATCCTCATGTGGCATACGTTCACGAGGTCAGTCGCCAGCAGCGAAAAATCGTTCCGTTTGGCAACGACCATGTAGGCCGGGCATTCAGGGCGGGCGGATGAAGCCGCCTCGAAGATGTCATCGAAGCCCATCGGCTCCCAATTGCGGGAATAGGTCGTTATCGTGCTTGGCGTCATGGTATCCTCCTTGTTGAAACCTGTTTTGTTTCAGCCCCGTGCCAGCGGGGCTTTTCTGTTTGTTGAACCTTGCGATTCGTGGACGGCGAGGGAATCGCACCCTCTCCCGACGTTTGCCACGCGTCATGACCCGCGTGATCTGCGTACCGGGGGCAACTTGCTACCGCCCTTAGCGGCGGGAACGGAACACAACCGACCCGAAATGCGTTCCCGCCATTGATATGGACTGTTCAGTTATCACGAGGGTTTATACGGTTTCCCTTCCGCCGCCCGCCATGAGGAAAGTAAGGAAAAGACATGGCGGGCAAGACTGTTTATTCGTCATCGTCCAGCGCGTCGGCCGTGAACAGGCAGACCAGGCGCAATGGGACGAAACCCAAACCCACCAATGCAGCCAGACCGTTGCCGAGCGGGTGAGCGCAACCGTCATGCGACAGCAGCCAGATGACGCACACCGCCAGCACGATCAGCCACAGCACCAGCCGGGGCATGAAGCCGTGCGGCAGCTCGTCCGGCCCGGGCCTTCTGAATCCACTGGCGTGACGCCCGTAATCAAACGTGTTCATAAGTCGCTTTCTCCGCGTAGGTCGCCCCTGGGTCTGTACTCCCTGTCCGGTCTCGTTGTGAGGGGTTTTGAAACCTTCTCGCCACACGGCCGACCTCGCGATTGAAGTCCTTTAATTCGTTGACGACCCCCGCGACGCCCGAACCACCAATCGGCGTCGCGGCATTAATATTTCGACCACTCATCATTCCGTCTCCTTGGCGAGCGCCGTATTGCCTGCGCGGCTAGAATCCGTGTTATGGATTGGAGTATCTTCTGGACCGCTTTCGGTGCCATCGGCGGTGCGGTCGGTGCCATCGGCGGGGTAACCGGCATCGTCGCCCTGTTCCAGACGCGCGAAGCCAACCAGCTCATGAAGGATGCGAACGACACTGCGGAAGAAGCAAACCGCGTCGCCGCCGAATCCCTCAAGACCGCGCAGACCGCCAACCAGTTGGCAGGTCATGCGAACCAGATAGGAGAACAAGCGAACCTTATCGCCCAACGGGCGCTCACGGCTGGCTTGGATCAGACCGTCTACCATTGGACGGCTCAATACGATGCCGAAGGTTCCGTTCTCCGTGTCGTCAATGATTGCGGACTCGACGCACGTGACGTTCATGTCATAGTCCATCATGAGGGCGAGGTCGTAGCGGAAGGGCATGCCGCCCTGATATCCGCAGTCGGCGTACTCGAGCTCGATGCGCCGCTCATGCTCGACGAGTTGCGTAAGGACGCCCGTGGGTACGGCGATGGGTTTTACGGCACTCCGAGGGTCAAGGTGTCCATCAGTGTCACATGGGTCAGTGAGTTCGGGGTGCACCGCAGCCTGGAAAGCGAGCAGGGCTTCGGCTATACGAAGCGAACGAAAATCCTCTCTTAACATCACTCCACCCCCTCACCGGCGAGCGCCGGAGATTTCACTCGAACGAGGCTGCTCACGGTTTTTCTAGTCAGCTTTGCAATTCGGCTGAGTTCGATGACGTCAAAAGGTGCCGTCTCGGGGTGATTGAGATGGCGAGAGAGCGTGGTTCGAGGGATACCTGTTCTTTCAGCCACAGTCGAAATGCTCAGATTTGCCCCATCAAGCGCCTTCGCGACATTCTCGGCAACGCTCTTGCTGTATTCCAAAGTGTTCATATGGTTCATAGTACTGACCATATAGTCACTGTCAAGAACAACACGCCGACCATATGGTCAGTGCTGCATTTCCAAAAGTGGTATAAACTGCCCATATGGACATGAATGAAGCAACATCTAAAGCCATTGCCGCAGAACGGTCTGCCGCGCATTTGACCATCAAAGAGCTTGCCAAAAAAGCAAACCTGAATGAACGCACATTGATTCGTCTGCTTCAAAATGAACGCAATATTAATGTCATTCAGCTTGCCCAGCTTGCGGAAGTCTTTGGAGTCTACCCGCATGAATTAATTGAATCCGCCGAAAGATTTATCGAACGTTCCGAACGCGGCCCGGTCTCATTAGATACGGATTCCGGCGAGCGCCCCTCCGTTGATATCGATGATCTTTCCGACCGTATCGCGGCGCACCCCGAACAGTTTGATCTCGCGTCGAACATCGACCCCCATAAGGAGGACGAGATGAACACGCCAAGGGAGTAGGCCATGGATTATTGGACACTCGAGCATGAGGCGCGTTCCCTCGGCATCCACGTAAGGGAACGCCAGCTCCAACCCAACGTGTGCGGCCGCTATTACGAGGCTGCGCGGCTCATCCTCATAGATGAGGAGCTGCCCGACTACGGGAAGACGTGCACGCTCGCCCATGAGCTCGTGCACGCCAGGCATCACGACCCCGGTTGCGGGGCAGGCTACCGGAAGGCCGAATCGCGGGCGAGGAGGGAGACCGCGCTGATGCTCGTCAACCCGGTCGAATACGCGTTGGCCGAACGGCTTTACGACGGCGACTCCTATCTCATCGCCTGCGAACTCGGCCTCACCGTCCAGGTCGTCAACGATTACAAGAAACTACTGCACGACTCACTTTAGTAAACACCTCTTGACTTGAATTAGTAAATAGGTATAGACTATAACTATGAAGAGAAAAGACCTCGAAAAGCGAATCCACCGACTCGCCAAGGACAACGGACTCACCGACATCTGGGAGGAAGGCGGCAACCACAGCAAGGTCACCGTCGGCAACGCCCAGGCCACCGTGCCACGCCACGGCGAGATCAACGAGCTCACCGCCAAAGGCATCCTGCGACACATCGAAAGGAACATGAAATGAGCAGCCAACCCGTCAACGCCACCGCCGTCTGCACCCGCAGCGGCGGCTGGTGGGCCGTCGAAGTACCGGAAATCCCCGGCCTGTTCACCCAGGCCCGCCGCCTCGACCAGGTCGAGGAACAGGTACGCGACGCAGCCGAAATGCTCGACGTCACAATCGGCACCGTGACCATCGACCCCCAACTGGACGAGACCACCCGACGCATGGTCGAACTCCTCTACACCAAACGCGACGAAGCCCGCAAGGCGCAGGACGATGCGTCGAAGCTCGCACGCAGCACCGTCGCCACGCTCCGCTCCGAAGGCCTCACCGTCCGCGACGTGGCCATGGTCACCGGAGTCAGCCCCCAACGGGTCAGCGCACTCCAGGACGCCTGAAAACGAAAAACGTCCTGTACTCCGCGCCAACGGAGCACAGGACGAGCCGGGAAGTGCGCCAACACTCAGCTCCGGCAGTTGAAGAATCCGCAAAGTTCAAAGAAAGGAGGATGCTTCGCGTCTCATCATACCGTGGGAATCGCGGCGGTGCGGGCGAAGCACACCCGAAAATGGCCACCGTTTTAACCGACTACAGGATTCGGTGCCTGTTCTGGTACGCAGAAATTGACGGACGAGGCATGAGCATCGTCGCCGTCGATGGTGACTCTGAATTGGTAGTCGCCGGGGGAAAGCGGCATACCGTTGGCGAAGTCGAGCGTATTCATAGAACGTCCGCCGACATGGTTCTTCTGTTCGAGATTCAGCCCGGTCACACTTTCGACGGTAATGATATTAGCGACGCGGACCGGTTGCGGAACAGGCCCCGCCAGTTCAACAACAGCGCCAGAAGCGTCACGCAGCGAATATTCCACGGTCATCTCGCACGGGCACAGACCGCCGGGTATACGAATTTCAGCGAATACGGAGAACCGGGTGGTGAGGCCGTTCGGAGTCAGAGGTATAATTCCACCGCCTACGCCGACAAGGTTGGCCTTGCCTCCATTGTCCACATTCGCATAATCGGCGATGGTCAGATTGATTACAGCCTGTTCGGATACATCGCTCATAATTTACGCAGCCACGACCTTCCGGGTCTTCGTTTCGACGGACGCAACACGCGTGGAAAGAGGCCGCTGCGTCGGAATAGTCACATCAGCTTTAGGCCCTGGATTGAACAGCACGATATTGTCGGAAAGAATCTTGGCCCCATCGTCGGTGTATTCGATGATACTGGTCGGCTGATTATCGTTGAAATAGAAATCCACGCCTTCCCAAACGTTTTTGCGGGTTTCGGCGAACGTGTCGCCGGCGGCGGAGAATCCGGGCATGTCATCAGATTCGGCCCACCATACGCCGTCTTCCCTGTGATAGGTGATGTTCACCTGTCGTGTATCCAT